TAAAGAGGAACGAGTAGGACCATTGGGAAATGGCTCTGAATCTGACTCATGGGATGGGATAAAGATCCCCATCTCGATTAACCAGACTGAACGTACCTTACATGATTTGTGCGTCCAGGGGGGTGCGCTGGGCCCTGAACCGCGAACTCTCATTAGGCTTCTTGAAGAAAGGACCTTGGCCTTTGGGCCTAGTTATCCTTCTATACCTAATGATGAGTTGATAAAGTGTGGAAAATGTATCTGCGCACTTGTTGAGATTTATTGTTTATATGGTATTTCTCCCGTTGAGAGGAATCTATCTCGATTCTTCTCTGATGCTGTACGATCTTTGGTACGAGTACTCGATTATGTTGCAAAACATGGTCTTGGAAGTTGGATCACGTACTTTAAATATAAGATCTGTGCTAAGTTTTCAATTGAACATGATCAACCTTTACCGCCGTGTCCTGAGGGTCTATTGGAAAAGACCCCTCGAATTATTTTCGGTGGGATTTATAAACAAAGGGAACGGACAAAATTGTCCAAAGTTCAATTACGAGCATTATCGTATTCTATACTAATGAGTAAGAAGGGTATGCCTCGTGCATCAAAGGAGATGATAAAGAAAGCAGAACAAAAGACTCTCGATAAGTTAACGACAGAACCTACTAACCAGATAACCCGAGTTCCCGTCAAATCAGATTTGGGGGAGGTGGGAATCGACCAAGTGAAAACACAATTGCGTAGGTCTGTTCGCGAGATATTTAAGAATCGGGAATTTACTGTTGAAGAAATGTCACAGCCTATTTTTCCATCGACGTCTGCGAATTATATTAATTCTAGGTCAAAGTTAGGTGCGGTTGGTGCTATCTATGATGTTTTTCTCAAGGATAGTGTTCGTGCTGAATTACTCGGTTTTTCCTATATACCGGTAGTTTGTCATTCCGAACAAACCAAGATGCATGGCCCTCTTAGTGAGGCTGACCAGGAATTATACGATGAATGTTTTGAAAATTGTAATGAGGAGCCCTTATTGGTAACGGGGATCACTATGGATTCTAGTCGCTTTGAAAAGGCATGGAGACAGCTCTATTGGCGAATCTTTCGATTGGCTATAGATGAAGTCCCATATGTTAAGACTGTTGGATTAGCAGAATCACTTAAGGTTCGGGTAATCTCAAAAGGTCCACCTTTTCTTTATACTGCCTTGAAGCCACTTCAAATGTTTCTGTGGGGGACACTTAAGGAATTT